AAGAGCAAGCCAGAGGTAAACAAGAAACTTCAAGCTGCTCCTAAGATGATGCGATCAGGAACTTCTGCCCCTCCTACTAAGTCGTCAAGTGATAAACAGGCAATGCAAAGGTTGCGTGAGACAGGAAAAGTCTCAGACGCTGCCAAAGCATTTGAACGATTCTTTTAAATTTTGGAGTATTAAATTATGGCTACCTATCAAACATATACCGCAATCGGTATGCGTGAAGACCTCTCTGACGTTATCTATAACATCAGCCCTACAGACACACCTTTCATGTCTTCTATTGGCAAGACAAAGGCTACTGCTGTTCTGCACGAGTGGCAGACTGATTCTTTGGCAGCAGCAACTCTGTCAAACTTTGCAGTTGAGGGGGCAACAGCATCTGACGCTACTATGTCTCCAACTACTCGTGTTGGTAACCGCACTCAGATTGCACAGAAAACTATCAAGATTTCTGGCACTTTGCAGTCAGTTGACAAAGCAGGCAGAAAATCTGAAAAAGCCTATCAATTGGCTAAAGCCAGCAGCGAAATTAAGCGGGACATGGAGACAACCCTGTTGAGCAATCAAGTTGCTGCCAATGGTGATTCTTCTACTGCTCGTAAATTGGGTGGTCTGCAAGCATGGTTGAATTCTAACTATGATGGCGGTACTTCTGGTGTTGCTGGTGACTTGGGTACTACTGCTCGTACAGATGGTACAAACCGCACTTTTACAGAGGCAATTTTGCAAACTGTCGTTAAAGAAGTTTACGCTTCTGGTGGCAATCCTAAAGTATTGATGGTGAACCCTGCTCACAAGCAGTTGGTTTCTGCCTTTACTGGTATTGCTGCACAGCGTTTCATGGCCCCAAGCAATACGCCTACAACCATCATTTCGGCTGCGGACGTTTACCTGTCAGATTTCGGTGCAATCTCAATTGTTCCAAACAGGTTCATGACTTCCACTAACTCATGTGGCGAAACAGCGTTTATCCTTGACCCTGACATGGCTGCTATTGCTTATCTGCGTCCTTTCCAGACCAACGAGTTGGCTGTTACTGGCGACAATGAGTCTACACAGTTGTTGGCTGAGTACACCTTGGAAGTGAAAAACCAAGCTGCTCACGGCATTTTGGCTGACTTGACACCTTAATCTAAGGTAACCCAAAAGATGCCTCAGACTTAAACCTCTGGGGCATTTTCTTTTCTACTCAAACTGATAGAATTAGGCTATGCAAAACCCTAACAACTTTCGTGAAACTGCTGTCCATGCTGATGGTGAGGGCGGTATTGTTATTCAGACTCGTCAGGATGTTACTGACATTGTTGAGCAGAATAAAAAAGAATATAACTCGTATGACGAGAGAGCAAGATGGTCTGACCAATTGTTTGGCAATAAGGTTGCATCTATTCCAATGACAGTCATTGATGACTTAAACAAAGCGGGAATCATGCGTGGCTTTGCTGTTCTTGATGACAAGCGTTTTGCTGCTTGGTTAAATGACCCAATGAATCGTGCATGGCGCACTAGAACAGGAGTTGTATGAGTTTTACTACCTATGCTGAACTACAGACAACTATTGCAGAATACTTGGCTCGTACAGACCTAACAACGCAGATTCCTGACTTCATCCGTTTGGCAGAAGTACGCTTGCGTAGAGACTTGCGTATTCGCCAGATGTTAACGTCTACAACGCTGACCTGCACATCAGGAACAGCTACAGTTACCATCCCATCTGACTTCTTAGAAATAAAAGATTTTGTGGTTGCAGGTAATCCTGTTATGCCATTGAACTACGAATCTCCGTCTTTGTTCTCTCGTAACTCACGAAGCATGGATGCAGGTAAGCCATTGGATTACACAGTCTTATCAACCACATTTAAGTTAGCACCTATTCCCGATAGCAACTACACATTAAACCTTGTGTATTCTGCTGCGCCTACGTTCTTGAGTACATCGAATACAAGCAATACATTTTTGACTGTTTGTCCTGACTTGCTTTTGTATGCTGCTTTACTTGAGGCAGAGCCTTACCTGATGAATGATGCTCGTATTAACACATGGGGAACTATGTTTGATAGGGCTATGGGTTCGTTGACTCGTTCTGACGAGAAGGGTCAATTCTCTGGCGTTCCAATAGCAATGCGTAACACATACATCTGATATGCCTACACAAAGAATTCAACTAGGCGAGTGGATGCCTGACCAATCAGGTATCTCTGGTGCATTGACTAACGCTAAGAACGTGGTTTCTCAGGCTGTGGGATATGGGCCTTTCCCTAGTGCTGTAGCGTTTTCTGGTACTGCTGCCGAGGACTTAGTTTCTTTGTACGCTGCCAAGAATCCAGACTCTACAACTCAGTTGTTTACTTCTGGTGCATCTAAGATTTACACAGTAGATGGCGTAGGCGCATTGACTCAAGTTAAAACAGGAATGACTACTGGTATTAACGACAAGGTTCGTTTTACTCAGTTTGGTAAGACTGTTATCACAACTAACAATGCTGATGTATTGCAAGCATGGACTCTAGGAACATCTACGTCTTTTGCTAATTTAAGTGCTTCTGCACCGATAGCTAAGTTCATTACTGTCGTGCGTGATTTTGTTGTTTGTGCAAATACTTTAGAGACAACTCAACAGCAGTATCGTGTTCGTTGGTCAGCAATTAACGATGAAACAGATTGGGTAGAGAATGTAAACACTCAGTCTGATTATCAGGACATTCCTGATGGTGGACAGATTGTAGGAATCCGTGGTGGTGAGTTTGGTCTAGTGTTTTTAGAAAGAGCCATTAGCCGAATGACTTATGTTGGTACTCCGTTTATATTCCAGTTTGACAATATCTCTCGTAACAAGGGATGTATGGTTGCTGGTTCTATTGCTCAGTACCAAGGAGTTACATTCTTCCTATCGGACGATGGCTTCTATATGTGTGATGGTCAGCAAGTAGTGCCAATTGGAAGTGAGAAGGTTGACCGATTCTTTATTGATGACGCATCAGAATCCGACTATGGAACTATGTCTGCTGCTGTTGACCCTATCCGTAAATTAGTAATTTGGAACTATGTAGATACAGGTGGAAATCGTAAACTAATCATTTACAACTTTGCCACAAAGAGATGGACTTATGCAGATGCAGGTACTGATTACTTGTCTGAGGCATCTACGACTGCTGTAACTTTAGAGCAGTTAGATAGCATTAACGCATCTATTGACGCATTGACAACAAGTTTAGACTCACGTTTGTATGTGGGTGGTAAGTATTTCCTTGGCGGTACGTTGGGCGCAAAGGTTTTCACATACACAGGTCAGCCTCTTTCGGGCACGATTGCTACTGGAGACATTGACCTTGGTGGGCCATCTGTGGTCACTTTGGCTCGTCCATTGGTAGACAATGGTTCAGCAACAGTCGCTGTGGCTTCTCGCACATTGTTAAGCCAAGACGTTACTTTTGGGACTCCAGTAGCTGCTGACTCAGAGAACAGGGTTTCTTTGCGTAGCGCAGGGCGTTACCATCGTATCCAAGTTAATCCTACTGGCGCAGATTGGAAAAACGCTGTGGCTGTGGATGTTGATGTGACAGGTCAGGGTGTGCGCTGATGTTTAGAAGCCTACCTGCTTTTGGTGGTGACCAGAGGGCTGTGGCAGAAGTTGTCCGTGGAATCATGGACGGCAAGACCAATAACACAGGAACTTTGACTCTAGCAACTGGCGGTGCTTTAACTACCACTTTGACAGACAGAAGGATAGGCCCAGACAGCGTGATTGTCTTTGTCCCTGCTTCTGCTGCTGCTTTCGCTGATTACTCTCCTTATGGGGCTTTTCAAGACGGAACAGACCAGACTGTAGCTGATATAACAGTTGCCTATCCTATTACTTTTGATACAACAGACTTCTCTAATGGGGTTACTTTATCAAATAGTTCTAGGTTAAATGTAAAAGCAGCAGGGTTATATAACATACAGTTTTCTATTCAACTTAAAAACACAACAAACGCAACGCAAGATGTGGATATTTGGTTTAGAAAGAATGGAACAGATATAGCTGCCTCTAATAGTAGGTTTGGTTTGCCACAAAGAAAATTCTTAGGTGACCCATCTCACACAATTGGGGCAATGAACTTCTTTGTAGATTTGGCGGCTAATGACTATATCCAGTTAATGTGGAGAGCGTCAGATACAGGTGTGGTAATTGAGCATTATGCTGCTGGAACAAGCCCTACAAGACCAGTTACACCCTCTGTAATAGCGACTGTTAACCTAGTGTCACTCGCTGCCTCAACAAATATCTATGCTAGTTCCCAAGGACAGGGAACGGCTACGATAACCCATTTTGCAAATTCGACTGCTAATAAGACATATCGGTATGCAATTATTGGTTAATTTTAATAATTTATGTATAATGGATTCCGTGGATGACCCATCTTGGAATCCGAAACTCTAGGAGTAAAAGATGGCTACCACTACCACATCGTCAATTGACCCAACAATTCAGCCCTACCTTTCGTATGGCTTACAGCAAGCGCAGCAAGCCTATCAGGGCGGTGGGCCTCAGTACTATGGTGGTCAGACTTATGTAAGCCCTAGCACTACCACTCAAACTGGTCTACAGGCTTTAGAGGCTCGTGCTTCTTTGGGTAATCCCTTACTTCAATCTGCACAGAATCAGCTACAGAACACAGTTTCTGGTGGTTTTCTAGGTGGAAACCCTTTCTTTCAAGGTGCATTTCAACCTGCTGCCAAGGCTGCTGAAACTCAGTTTCAAACAACTTTAGGCGACATTGCATCTAAGTCTAGCCTAGCAGGGCGTTATGGCTCTGGTGCTATGGGGTCATTGCAAGACAGGGCAACTGGTCAGTTTGGTCAACAATTGGCTAACACGGCTGGTCAACTGGCTTATCAGAACTACGCTGATGAGAGAGCAAGACAGCAAGCTGCTACGATGGCTGCCCCTGCAATGGCTGGTGCTGACTACCAAGACATTCAGCAAATGTTGCAAGCAGGTCAGTTGCGTGAGGGCTACCAAGGTCAGCAATTGCAATCCGACATTGCTAAGTTTAACTTCTTGCAAAACCAGCCACAACAGAACTTACAGAACTATCTATCTTTGGTCTATGGAAACCCATTAGGACGAGTTGGTCAGTCTACAGCTAGTGGCGCAGCAGATACATCATCATTGCAAAACCTATTAGGTATTGCTGCTGTTGGTGGTGGTTTATATAAGAATCTAGGCTCTCCTAACATTGGAAGTTGGTTATCTAATTGGGGTTCTACTCCTAGCAACTTTGTTGACGTTGGTGGATTAGGTGCTGCATCTAATGCTACTTTGGCACAATTAGGAATCTAATTATGGCTGGACTATTAGACATTTTCGGTACAGGCGGTGCAGACACAATGGGTCTGTTGGGTATGTCACAAGCTGACATTGCTCGTAATCGTGACGATGCACAAGCACAAGCCTTGTATGCCCTAGCAGGGCGTTTATTCCAAGGTGGCAATACTGGTCAGTCTATTGCTGAAGGATTGCAAGCTGGTCAAAAGGCTTACAAAGGTGGTATGCAAGAAACATTGCAAAGCCAGTTACAGAATGTCCAGTTGGCTGACATGATTCGTAAGCGTAAGTTAGAGCAACAAGCATTAGCTGAACAACAACGAATTCAAGGTGTTATCCAAGGAGGTGTAACTAAGCCTCAAGAGATTTATGGTGAGGACGTGATGGGTCAGCGAGTAGGCGAAGGAATGACTGCTGGTGGCTTTGACTTGGCTCGTGTTGCGCCTCAATTGATGGGTTCTGTTGAAGGACGCAAAGCCTTGAGTGAGTTAGTTGCATCTAACAAAGCAATGCGCCCAGATACATTCTCACTTGCTGAAGGTGCAACTCAGTTTGAACGTGACCCATTTACAGGTCAAACAAGAACTGTTGCTACTGGTTTACCAAAGAAAGAAAAAGAAGACGTTGCTGGAGATGTAAAAGAAGCACGACAAGTTCTTGGAATCATGACTCCAGTTAATGAAATGACCATGACTGAAAGA